AGTATTACGTGTTATGGTCATCAACAATCAGTGGAAGAAATGCGTGCTGAAAAGGCGTCAAAATACAAAGAGTTGCGTGACAAAAAAGGCACTGATGAATATGCTGAGTATTTTTTAAGCTATAAACCTGAAGAAAAGGATGAAAAGAAGAAGGAAAAGAATGAGGAAAAGAAGAGAAATAAAAAATCCTCTGATAAATCCAAAACTGCTAAGAAGCGAAAATCAAGTAAGAAGAAAGGTAAAAGCTTTCGATTATGGGGGAAATAAAAAAAATTGAATATAATTACTTAAACAAATAAGTAATTATATTATTATACAAAGATGAGTGACTTGAACACAACTTTAAAAGAACGCGTAGAATGGGCTTTAAAAAAACCAGATAGTATTGTTAAAAAGGAAGGTATAACAAAAGGACAACAAGAAGAGAAATTAAAAAATGAAGAAAAAAAATGGGGCAATACTATGATAGGACAACAAAATAATGGACAATGGACAACTTTATTAGGTGAAGGTCTCGTGCGTGATGTGCTACAATTGCGTGGAGAAAACCCAAGAAAACCATTACGTAAGGGTGGTTTTCAACCAGATTGGGAAACAGATGAATATATATATGAAGTAAAAACTTCAAATTGGTGGGTTTCCGGAACAGCCGGAGAAAAAGTGTATGGAACTTGGATAAAATATCAAGATATACCAGAATTATATGGAAAACCACTAAGAATTGTTTGTGTAGCCAGTCAAGAAGACGAACTTATAAATGGTAAGACAATATATTTTGGCGAAAACGTCACAAAAAAAACACAAGATGCGTTGAATATGGCACGTTCGTGGGGTATTGAATATGTAAAGTTCAGTGATTTAGTATCACCCGTAATGTCAAAAATTAATTAATAATTCTTTATAATAACTTCTTTTGCCTTTGCCTCTGGATTTTTGGAATTTATTGCCCTTTTACATAAAATTGATAATAGATTATATTTTTCATTTTTAAAGTTTTCACGTACTAAACTCACATCAGCATTACTTAACATTATTTTTTTATTTGTTTCTGTTAAATTATGTATTAATTTAAATAAATTGTCATGGTTTTCTTTGTTAAACCCGTTTTCAGTATATCCTACAAATGAAGTATGGGTTTCGGGAGCATATGGAGGGTCAAGATACACAAAGTCATTATGTTCAACAATTGTTAATGATGTATTAAAATCACAGCATTCAAATACTACATTTTGTATTAAATTATGTATTTCTTCTAAATGTTCTTTATTTATAATTTCGGGATTGTTATAGTGTCCATATGGGACATTAAATCCTTTGGGTCCGACCCTAAATACACCTCTAAAACACGTTTTATTTAAGAATATAAACATAGCCGAACCTAGTATACTTTTTTTATCATTTAAACATAATTTGTTATATTCACTTCTTATCCAATAATAGTAATTTTCTTTTGCGATTTTGGCTTCTGATATATTTGTAGGTGTTCTATTTATTTCTCCATTTTCACATTCATTAAAATCTTTAATAATAGTTTGAAGTGTATCATATAATTCATTATGGTGTGTTTGAATGTTTTTGTAGATATAAATCAAGGGTTCATTCAAATCATACGCATATATATTACCGTGTATCTTTATAATACCACTTTTTACATAAGACAATAAAGTTAATAAAACACTACCTCCTCCTAAAAACGCCTCACGATAATTATTTATTTCAACTGGAAAATCCGTAATTAGTTTATCTATTATTTGGGTTTTCCCTCCGACCCACTTTAAAATCGGTTTGGGTATATGTATTTTTTTAGTAGATACATCTTTAACGAGTTTATTATCATAAGCAACTTCAATATTGTTAATTATATCGTTTGGTGAAGTTTTTTTAATTTCAATTAATTTTTCTTTAACAGCATTATCTATCAATTCTTTTATTTTACTTTCAACCACACATGGATTTTTTTTATTAATGTGTGTTGTATAGTGGGATTTTTGGTTAAACTCCTTACCACACTTTTCGCAATTGTATTTACCCATTTTTAGTTATATATACAACATAATACTATATTTTTAAATCAATTTTTTGTATATAGTCTAATATAACCTAAAATTACCTAAATATAGTTAATTAATACTGTATTCTGTATTTTTGAAAATTTAACATATGTTTTTCAAAAGTCGGTGAGCCAAACAAAAAATGGACATTTATAAATGTCCAAAATTGCAAAAGTCTAAAGGTCTTGGGAAAATCCTTCGTTGTGACCATAAAAATTTTTAGCGTCTCATCACTTTTTCCAAATTTTTCAATTTGTGACGATAAAATTTTTTATTTTTAATAAATAAATTAAGTATTTTAATTCAAAAGTATTTAGGGATTTTTTCTCTTCCTATTTTAAGAAGTAATGGAAGACATAACTCCCCACGAAATCCCTAAAAAATATTGCTGTGAAATATGTGACTATTATACAAGTAGTAAGAAAGATTATGACAAGCATTTATTAACAGCTAAACATAAAAAAACCGCTGATGGAAGTATTAAGGAACATAATAAATCCTCAATATATAATTGTGTTTGTGGAAAAGTATGTAAAACTCACGGTGGAATATGGAAACACAAACAAAAGTGCAATAAAATAAATGATTCTGAAACCACTGATAATATTCAAATAAATACGAATGAAAAAACAGAAGTGATTGATTTATTATTAAAAGAAAATAAATTTTTTAAAGATTTTATTATTGAACAAAACCAAGAATTTAAAAACTTAATATTAGAAATTGTAAAGAAGGACACATGTAAAAATAATATAACAAATAATAACAATATAACTCACACGAATTCACATAACAAATCATTTAATCTAAATTTTTTCTTAAATGAAACGTGTAAAAATGCGATGAACATTACCGATTTTGTCGACTCAATTAAACTTCAATTATCAGACCTAGAAAGTGTGGCTAAAATAGGGTATGTTGAAGGTCTCTCCAAAATCATTATAAAGAATTTGAATGCCCTTGATGTCACTGAGCGTCCTGTTCACTGTAGCGATTCAAAACGTGACACTATGTATGTGAAAGACGAAGATAAATGGGAAAAGGAAAGTGAAGATAATCACAAGGTTTTAAAAGCCATTGAAGATATTGCAAATAAAAATAGTAAGATGGTTAAAGAATGGAAAACGAAGAACCCTGAATGTGCCAGTAGTAAGTCCCATAAGGCCGATGTATACTCGCACATAATGATACAAGCTGTTTGCTCAAATAATGATATGAATAATAGCAAGATTTTAAAGAAGATAGCAAAGGAAGTTATAATTGATAAAAGTTAATATTAAAACTTTATTAATTATTTTACTCTTGTTACAAACAATACGTTTTCAATAATAAAATATACAATTTGTATCCAAATTTAGATAATATTTTATAAAAGGTATTTTTTTTCATATTTTTCTTGAAATATTTTCTTACAAAGCCTATAAAATAAACAATATAAACAATTAAATATTCAATCAAAACTTTGACACTAAACCTAAAATTATCATACAATCCCCACTCAGAAACATAACTACACATTGATGTGGCACTTTTTTTAATAAAGAATTTATGAATATCTAGTAGTCCACTTAATATTCTATGACAAGTAGTACCTTCATTTTTGACATCAAACAAGTATTTTATTTTATCCATCCCAAATAAATCTAAATACAAAATTTTTTTCTGCGGTTCAGGCTCAAAAAAATACGGATTTAACCCATCAATATATCTTTCATTGTTTAACATATTACCATCAATTAAAAACGGAAGGAAGCAAGAATTAATTACGGTATTAATAATGTCTTCGGCATTTTCAAAAGTGCTTTTTACTAATTTTTTGCCCTTTTTAATATCATAATATGAAATGAAAAATTTACCATTGACTCTCTCACATATGTCATCTGGTATTTTCTCTTTTAAATAAAAATACAATTGTTTAATAATTTTTAAGTTGTATGATTTTTTCAAATCATTTACAACAATTTCATACAAATATTGATAATAATCTAAACAATCTATGAAATAAATCAGCCCCGCAATTGAACCCACACTTGAACCAGATATTCTTTCAATATTCATATATTTACGGTGTTCCATTTCTTTTAAAAAATACATCGCTCCAAATAAATAACTGCCATTAAAAACACCTCCATCTAAAACTAAGTCAAGTTTAATTGGTTTTTTTTTATTCTTAAATTCTTTTGGTAAATTATCCACTAATTTTTTCGTATAATTAGTAATCATTTGTTGTAATTTTTATAATTAAATATTTTATAAAAATTAAATTACAGTATTAGAATGTGTTAAAATGCATGGTTATTTTATTACACGTATAAAACATTAGTCCAAACAATACACTAGTAAATAAAAAACCATTTATATTTAAATTTCCATCATTTGCAAACAATACTGGAAAATATGAAAATAAAAATTTTTTAAAAAATGGCAATTGAAATAAAAAGAACAGAGCTCCTAATAGCAAAGGGGTTTGAATTTCATTATACATTTCATCTAATGAGCTGTTTCTTAAAGTATTCATATTATAATTATTAATCATATCTTCAGGTTGCTCAGCATTATTTATATAATCCATTTGTTCAGGTTTCGAAGGAGGAATGTAATTAGGTTGTACTTGAGGGTCATGTGTAATGCTTGTTGTATTTTGAGGAATATCTCTAGACGGTAATTGAGTGGCTCCAGTTACACTTGCTTGTTGTAATCCACTAACAATTTGGTTAATTGTTGTCTGGTCTAAACTAACGTGACCTTGTTGAATCTGATTTTGTGAAGAAGACGCATTTTCTGTAGCACTGATTTTAATATTATTTCCGCCACCCGCCGGGTCAGTTGGCAAATCAAAAATATTGGATGTATCACTCATAATTAGTATAAAGAATGATTGATTATAATAATTACGCAAAACCTATAATTTTTTTGCTTTTATCACATTTTGTGGGAGTAGGTGTATATTTATAACATTTATCTCCGAATTTATATACTTTGTCCTTAATATCTTCTAAAGGAGGAGCATGGAATGCCAAACACATTTTATCTTTACAAACAGTTCTAAATAAAGATGCTAAACCTAAACCTAATAAAAAAGACATTATATATTTGCCTGTTTGCGTATGTACAAATTTTCCCATTTCTACCATTATTTAATATATATTAAATAATTATATAAATATTATAAAAATATATAAATTGTAAAAATGATAAAAGTATATAAATTGTAAAAATCTATGCTTGAATAGGAATTTCGCTAATTTGCGATGGGTCAGAAGGGCAATTCATTTCTTCTTGTTCATAATAAAAACAGTTATCTGCCTTATCCTTAAATAAAATTTTGCCTACATTTTCAGGGCTAGGATATATATTGATTTCTTTCATTTCAGGTCCTAATATATAGACAAACAGAAAACCAAGTGCCATCCCAATCATAAAAACAGAGAAAGATATATAATTTAATATCATGTTATTATTTATATATAATATATTTTTTATAATTTAATAAAATTATAATTAGTATAAGAATTTTCATTTTATAATTTAAGGTTCTTCATCTTCAAAATCAGATTCATCTGCTTGTAATTGTTCATTACTATCACCAGGTGAAATATTTTGATATTCAGGTGAATTAGGTTGATATACAGGTGAATTTGGAACATAACCAGTAAATTGGTCTTCCTCTTCTTCTCCATTAACACCTTCATTAACACCTTCATTATCACCTTCTTCTATTTCGGAGTCAGAATCTTCAGCAATTAACAATTTCTTTTTCTTAGTTACATTCTTTTTTACAGTGGGTTCATCTCTTACTTTTTTACTCTTATTTTGTGGAACAACTGGAACACCTTTTTCATAAGTAATAACTTTTGGTTCATCATTCATACTTTCTGTATTTTTTATGGTATATTTTTGTTGAATTAAAGAATATATACCTGTTTTGCTATCATAATCCACAAACGAAGCGTTATATTTTAGATTCATTATTTTGGTAAGCATAGGTTTCAATTGTTCAACATACATTGTTACGGCATCTTTACAATACTGTGTATTATGCGTTTTTTCATAATTTTTAACAGCATCTTTTATTTGATTTATAAATAAATAAGAAGAAGATAATAACTGTTTTAGTTCACTCTTCTTCTCTTCATTATCAAAGACATTATTGTATTCTCTATAATAAATTTCTATTAATTCACTAGAACTAGCAATATCGCCTTTAATTTGTTCAAATTTAGTAACCGCATCTTCTGTAGAAATATAACCAAATAGTAATTTATTTTTCTCATCAATTATGTTCATTTTGTATTTTTTTAATTCATCTTCTTCTTTTCTTAAATCAGTCATTATATTGTTATATGAACCAGGATTGATATTAATATTAAAATTACAAGGGTTCACTCTATCACCACAAGTAGCCCTTAATATTCTAGATGAATTTATTTTAGTGCTATCATATGTTATTGTAAAAATAGAACCCACAGGTCTTTTGCAATTAACACATTTAGGTTTTAATTTTTTATACTCGAGACGTTTTTCTTTCCAGCTTAAATCTTTATTTTTAATAATCGATTTTTTATCCTTTTCTAATAAGCTTTCATATTTTGATTTCTCTTTATAAAAATTATTGATTGCTTCTTCTACAGATATCATTATATATTTTAT